ACCATAGATACCCCCCACCCCGTCAACACCCTAATGTCAGCCGTCCCTAATGTACTCTTCTACGGATTATTTATTAATAACAACTACTAGCATTGGCCATGAGGGACGATAAAACCATCATAACCGTGTCATTGACACTGGAAGCGAAGCGCAATTTGGATAGATTGGCGGCTGAATACACTAATGGAAACCGATCAGCATGGGTTCAGAGGGCAATTGATACCTCTGCAATGGTTAGATTCTTGAAAGATATAGATCATACTGGGTCAAAAGCACATAGATCTAACCGTGAAGATGGCAAATGCAATCCATCTTTGGTACCGAAGTGTCAAATCTGTTGGGAGATGAACGCATGAGTTGTATTGTATGCAATTGCGGGGCCAAATATGACCGTGTAGCGAGTCATAAGAAGGAAGTTCTTGGATTTACTTGTAGTCATTGCCGAAGTAAGTGGAAAACTCATGCGACGGTTGATGACCAGGGGCAGGCAAAATTATTCTTTGAGTATTATTCTTGTAGCTGCGGATCTCATCCTCTGAACATCCCACCAAAATTAACCAGGTGTATTTGTGAAGTGGTGGATCTAAGATGAGTTTTGTATGTGGAATGTGTCAGAAGGAAGTTCTGAAGAACCACCTGGCATTTACTTTTGAGTATTATGATGCCGATGGCGTCATGATTACTGAAGGTTGTTGTGGAGATTGTGCTGAAAACTAATCAAGATTGAGAAGTTTCCTTGATGATTGTGATAATCGCTTCATCATCTGTGAGTTCGACAACTTGTGCTTCAATCAAATAATTGTAAACACCAGGGCCAGCACCCACCATTGTTAAAAATAAATCTCTATTAACAATATGATCTGGATCTAGATGCTTGATTGGAGGCCATACATTGTTTGTAAAGGCATCCGATTGAATCCAAGCGAATTGTCGATTGTCTGCAGCGTCGGGTAATGATCCCGCAGGAATTGTATCGAGCGAAAGAATACCTGAGTAAACAGTTGATGCTGCTGTAATGGCTTCCGGCCATAATTCAAAAGATCCGACTTTTAATCCAAAATTGATTAGACCATCAGAGAGGATAATATTCTTTCTTGCAACGCCACCACCAGTGACTTCGATTTGTCCTCTTAATGTACGTAGTTTTCCGAACTTCATTTCTTCATCGACCTCTTTGTTTCCTTGTGAGCTGCAGACATACACTTTGCATTGTTGCAGCCCTTCTTGAATTCACCATTCTTTTTGGTCATTTTTGCCTTCTGGCGTTTGAATGCTTTAGCGAATGCTTTGTTGTATGCGCTGACTTTACCCTTGCGTCCTTTGGTTTTCCCCGCCTTAACTGATCCAGTAGTTGTTCCCTCAACGAATGATTGCACCAGGGGCGCAGGAATACCGGTAACAGTAGCAACAGGCTCAAGCAGACCATCAGCGATTGAGCGTAGTATTGCAGCCATTTGAGCATTAGAAGCCATTAGAACCAACTCATTGTTGGCTCAACGCTAATGCCATTGATGCTGCAGCGGTCATTGTTTCAACTGTGCATTCCAATACCAGGGAGACATCACAATCAGCAGCGAATGCTGCAGATGATTGTCCGGCCAATTGAAGAGACTCTACAGCAACTAAGAAACCATTTTCCCAGTGTTGAGGTGCAACATCAATATCTTGACTAATGAAAGTAACTGTGTTGGCTACTAATGAATTGTTAGATGCGACCAGAGCCCCAGTGGAGATCACTGCTCGATTGGAAGCGTTTACCATTGCAGTTTGATTTTGAGTAGTCAATTGCCAGGAAGTGACAGCCTCATCATTTGCAGCCGCAATAAGTGGTGCTGTGTTTGTTCCGTAGGTATATTGAACGCTTGCATTATGAATTCTCATTACTGTTTTTCCTAATGCGTCAACAAAACTTCCAAGGTCGATGGATGTAACTGCAAATGTGCCAGCATTATCTAATGCTAGTTCGGCTCGTATAAAGAAAGAATCAGATCTTGCCATATCTTGTTGGAAGAGCCGACAGTGTATAAACTACACTTACTGTACCCATCCACATCACTTCTATCTTTGCGAGCGAAGCGAGCCGATCAAGCGCACCATAGATACCCCCCACCCCGTCAACACCCTAATGTCAGCCGTCCCTAAT